AAACTCATCATCTGACAATACCAGTGGTTCAAGTGTTATAGCACGACTAACATCGGTAATGGTTTTAACATTTTGCCTAGAAAACCATGTCAAGTCATGAAGCTTTAACAAATCGAAAGAAACGCCGGTGGAACGAGCACGGGCAAGGAAGTGGTCACGGAGATAAGCGACATGACGAAACTCGTAAGCGTACGAAAGGGCTTTACCAGTAATGTAAACAGCGTCACTAATATCTTGATTGCGGTTGGCTCTAGCATTGAATCTGCAAAGGGCCTTACCTATCAGTGGCACCATAACATTGTCCTGCCCTTTAGGAACGAAAAACCTTGAGAGAAATGTCAGATCACAATAAAACCTGCGCTCGTGAGCCTTAAGCTTCATCCCAGCGTCGGAACAATGTAACACCCAAGACGGTATATCTATACCTTTTTCGTCCGTACCAGCGGCTATGTCATCTCCAAGAATCGCTACTTTTGTTCGTTTAATTCTATGTCTCCGGACGTAGCTGTACCAAAGAGAAAGATTCCATACCGTGTTCCGTCCAGTGGTATCAGTGCCACCGGTGGCCAACTGATTCTCAATTGTGGCACTGATACCATAATCAAAACTGCGAACACGGAACTCCTTGGAATTAGCTACGTAAAAACGAACAAACCAACGAGGGGCTCCACAACATTTCAACCAATGTGCAAAAATCTCATGTACATCCGACAACTGGCTCCGATCATTACTTGAAAAATCGCCTTCGTAATAGCGTTCACAACCAAACAATTGGTTTGCAATTTCTGAATCTTGCTTGGTGTAGGCAAAAATGATCTTCTCAACGTTGTCGTCTGAGAACTCGTCTAACGCGTAATTTAGCCTCTTGTTAAATTCATCCATAAGAGGGCCTGTAAGGACGTTGTATTCGTCGGAACCTACATATATGACACGCGGAGCCCATGATGGGTCATTTCGTTTAAGGAGTACTTCACCCTTCACCATGAGAGACTTGGTGTTGAGGGTACGAAAGTCCACATCGTGAAGAGAAAG